GATGTTTGCTTTGATTTCTTCTGAAGAACTAGAAGAACTTGGCCAAATCATGGTCAAACAATTAAAGAATCGATATAATGATCCAACGTTCCACAAACGATTTACTCTTGGGGTTGATAGGGCCAAAATGAAACTATATGATGTTGAACAGGCTGCGCAGATGGGTATTGCGGATGCTGGCCATGATAAACCTTTGAACACATTTGGCACAAGAGAAGAAAAACAAAAGAAATCATTTAGTGGATTTAAAGTATGATTATTACCAAAGATGATGGATTGTATTGTGCAAAAGCCTTTCATGATTATTTTAATAATTATGATGACATAGAACAATACATGCGAGAGGAAAAAATAAAATCCCTCGATCAAATACCAACATCAATATTTCCACCAGAAGATGACCTGTTCTCGGATTTTACTATGCATCCAAAAGATATGGATATTGAAGTGGTAGAAATACCAGGTCAAACATGGGAAACATTACTTTCCATTACCTCATCACACATCAATAAAGCACCAGTTGGTAGAAATGTACAATTGGCAGTCAGAGAAAAGAACACAGGAAAGATTCTAGGTTTCATTCGTTTAGGTTCACCTGTAATCTATATGCGACCACGCAATGAGATGCTTGGACAAGTGTTCTCGCAAACCACAGAAACATCCAAACGATTTAATGCCTCTGCTATGATGGGATTCGTAATTGTGCCATCTCAGCCATTTGGTTTTAATTACCTAGGTGGCAAACTAATGGCTGCCATTTGTACCAGCCACACAGTAAGAGAAATCTGTAATAAAAAATATGGTATGAATCTTTGTTTGTTTGAAACAACTAGTTTATATGGTTCGACAAAACAGGTATCACAATATGATGGTATGAAGCCATACATTCGTTATAAAGGCCTTACCGACTCCGATATAGTTCCAATGATGCACGGAAAATCTTACAATGACCTAAAACAATATGTTGAGAGTAAGGTGGGAGATATTTTGGGTGGTGATGAAAGTACCACCAGTAGAAAATTGAGAACATTCACAAAAATTATTGCTCTCACTAAAGCTGCTTTAAAAGGATCACCCGAAGCAGAGGCATTCTCTTTAACGATTGAAAAGGCCAAATCGTTGACAGAGAAGAAAAGATATTATGTCGGTGATTATGGTTTTAAAAATATGGTTGATTATGTTAACCTAAAAACCGATAAACTTTTACCTGGTGAAAATTATCATAAGCATGAATTGAATAATGTTATCGAATGGTGGCGGAGTAAAGCTATAAATAGATACGAAACCCTTAAATCTGAGGGTAGATTACGAACAGAACTTGAGGTATGGACTTCAGGTAAAGACATTCAAATTATTAGGTAAAAAAATGGCAAAAAAAGAAGATGCTCAAGAAACAGCTCAAGCATTATTTTGTGCACTTGCTGATTATCATGGTGTATCTAATATCGATAAAGTATTTAATGATAAAACATATCCTTCTTATCTTGAATTCAAAGTTTTTTGGAATAAAAAGTATCCCAACGCAACAATAGAAAAAACATTTGCTAAAAAATTATTAGCCGGCAAATCTTCTTTAACTGACGTTGAAGATTTATTATATGGTGCCAACGAAAAATCTAAAAAGGCACAAACTGAATGGTACCGTTCTTCTTTAAATATTGCTTCACAATTAATGAAAGACATTACCACGATTTCAAAAAATTTTAGTTATTTGAAACCTGAGAATTGGTCAGACATTTTTTATGCTCAAGGTGACAAAGAAGTTATGGAAAATATTGCTAAGCTTTATAAAAAAGCCAATGATAACCAAAAACTATTAATTGAAAATAAAAGTAAAAATAAAGATCCCGCAGCAGAAATTATAAAAATTCCAAGGCCTTTTGATAATATTAATAAATGGTCCACGGCAGATATCTATTTTGCTTCCAACGATGCTAAAAAACAAATTGCAAATTTAGTGTCAGAAAAAAAATTAGATTATACTAAATTAAATGCTTTTATCAGCAAAATGATTGCTAGTGGAGATATATTACCACTATCATTAAAAAAACAACCAAACGAAGTTGAAATTAAAAAAGTCAATTTTAATCGTCCTGAAGAACAGAAAAAAATTGATAAGTTGGAATATGGTGGTATTAGTAATTGGAAAAAATATGATGAGAATGTTAACATAAAAAATTATACAAGAACATTATTGGTTTACATGTCAAAAGACAAAACTATGGAATTACAAATGCGGCATGATCCATCTTCAGAAGGGTATAAAGGTGTTATTAAACTTTCTGGTGCAGGTGCATTTGAAGGTAGTCTATCAGCTGGGCCTATAGCGGATATACTATGTACCATAGACCTTTCATTTGGTAAAAAATGGTATAAGACTTATCAAGAATCAAATCGAGTATTTAAAGATTATAAAGTGATTCTCGATAAAGATTTAAAAGATAGAGATAGATCACAATATGAGGAACTAAGAGAAATTGCAAGTGCAAAAGTTACAAACGAAGTTAATCCATTATTGATTAATTGGTTAAACAAAAATAAATCATATGCAGACCTTTTTGTTCGCAATGCCTATACCTATGCAACGGCTCGTTCCAGCAATTCGTCCAAATACGTTATAGCAAAATAAGGTAATATATGCCATTAATTGATTTTGATAAACTTGCACAAGAATTTGATGTAGAAGATGACTTTGGTTTTTCTGCCGTATCGGAAGAAGAATACAATTCTGTTGTCAATAAAACAGCCGAGACCGCAGAAGATTATAAAGTTCGATTAAAAGAAGTAGAAAAGCTAATTGTTCCTTTTCTCACTAAACTACATTCGACCGGAGAAAAAGAATACATATATTGGCCAAATCGTAAACCAATTATAGAGAAACAAATAGAGAGAATACTTAAACTAACACGAGATTAAATTATGTCTGCTACTGTGATTATACCAACCACTGGATCACCAGAGGTAAAAACTGCCGTTGAATCTGTTTTAAACCAAAGCCATCCTACAGAATGTTATGTTGTCATTGATGGCGATGAACACATGGATAAAACATTAGAAGCATTGGGTTCAGCTGTTGATGATATACGAGTTCATATTTGTTCTTTGCCAATCAATGTCGGTGCCAATGGATTTTACGGACACCGTGTCTATGCAGCATTTACACACCTAATTAATACAGAATATGTTGTATATCTTGACCAAGACAATTGGTTATACAGGTCTCATGTTGAACAATGTATTAAAACAATTAACACAAGAAGTTTGGATTGGTGTTATTCTTTACGCCAAATATATAATAAACAAGGTAAATTTGTTTGTTTTGATGATTGTGAATCGTTAGGTAAATGGCCAACATATCACGGAGTTCATCACATAGATACCAATTGTTACTTCATTAAAACAGATGTGGCCAATAAAATTGCAAGTGCTTGGCACGGTGGTTGGGGCCAAGATAGAGTGTTTCTACAAGCAATTACACATCATTTTCCTAAATTCGACTGCACAGGTGAATATACAACGTGTTATAGAGTAGATGGAGGTAAAGGTTCAGTTAATGCTGAATTTTTTGAAAATGGCAACAAAGTAATGAATGAAAAATATAATGGGAGTTATCCATGGCGTCAAAAAGCTTAATAATCGGTGCATTTACTAATTACAACTACAATCAATTAAAACCTTGGGTTGAATCAATTGATGAATGTGGTTTTACTGGCGACAAAGCCATGGTTGTTGGTAATGCTTCACAAGAAACGATTGATGAATTAGTTAAAAGAAATTTTATTATTATTCCAATGAGTGATATTAAAGCACCAATTCATGTGGCTCGTTTTCTTTCAATCTATGATTTTCTTAAAAACACTTGGCAGAATTATAGCCATGTAGTTACCACGGATGTTAAAGATGTTTATTTTCAAACCAATCCTATCGTTTGGCTGGAATTAAATCTCAAAAATAAAAAACTCGTTGCTGGTTCTGAAGGTATGAGATATAAAGATGAACCATGGGGTAACGAAAATCTTATGCAAGCTTATGGACCATATGTACATGAGCAATTTAAAAATAATGAGATATACAATGTGGGAACAATCGGTGGTGTGTCTGAGTATGTAAAAGATATGGTGTTCAACATCCTATTCAATGCAATCAACCGGCCTATTCCTATTTGTGACCAAGCGGTCTATAATGTACTGATACAAACACAACCATTCAAAGGCGTAACATACTTTGCAAAACAAATGAATGGATGGGCTTGTCAGGCTGGTACTACTGTTGATCCATCTAAAATTGAATCATTCAGACCACACCTATTAGAACCAGAACCAAAGTTTGAGGATGGAATTGTAAAAACATCTTTGGGTCGGCCATTTGCAATCGTACATCAATATGACCGAGTGCCACAATGGAAAGAACACATTAAACAAAAGTATAAACAAGAAGAACTTATTACTTTTAGGACAACATAATGAAAACATTGATTGATATTATGGTTGAAAACAACTGGCGTAATGATACACATTATGAATTTGGTACAGATAAAGAATTCAATCACCGTTATTGTACGGCTTTTTACGATAAAGAATTCTTAAACTATAAAGATAAAGAAATTAAATTATTGGAAATTGGAGTTCACCGTGGTGGTGGTCTCGCAGTATTTCATGAATACTTTACCAAAGCTCAAATATACGGTGTGGATCCTATGGACTTTGGCGCAAAAGAAAATTGTGCAAAATTTCCTAGAATTAATATAACTTATGCTGATGGTTATCGGAGAGAGTTTGCTGAAACACTACCCAACTTTGATATTATTATTGATGATGGTCCACACACAAAAGAGAGTCATTTACAATCATTGTCGGTCTATTTGTCTAAATTAAATCTTGGTGGAGTATTTGTTATTGAAGATATTGCACAAATGGAATGGACCGAAGAATATACTAAATTGGTTCCCGATAATATGGTGTATGAGGTCATTGACGCTCGTGAAATTTCCAATATGAGTGATTCTATTATGTTTGTGGTGAGATATGCCTGATATTTCTTTTTGTCATCTTGCTTCGGCTGGTAAAAAACTTTCTACTGAAAAAATGGTAGAAAATATAAGAAAACATTATCCTGATGCTTACTACTTTTTAGGATCAGATGCTGCTGATGATTTATCGGATATTGCAATAAACAATAACTGTGATTATTATCCATTTAAAACAAAGGTGGGTTATCCTAGTTATAATCTAGAAAAATTATTATTGTGGTTGGAAAGATTTAAATTGGCTTGCCAAAAATGTAAAACATCACATATAATGATGATGGAAGATGATGTTTGGATTAAAAAACAAATTACAATAGAAGATGATTGGGAAATGGTGGGCCACGATATTCGTATTGGAAATGTGATTCCTGATTTCATTATAGATAGTATTGAATCTTTTTCTGGTGTGAAACCTTTAACTAATCAGTATGGTTGTGGTGGTGGTTCTATATTTAAGGTTTCAACTTTCTTAAACAATTATGATAATGTAGTTGGTTGGTTTAAAGAAAATCATGATTGGTTTCAAATAAAATATAATCCTTTAGGTTATATGGACTGTTATATGGTTGTATATTATTTTTTATGTGGCAAGAATTATTCAGTAAACCCCTATATGACCGATACACATCATCACCAAAATGATGGTTATGATTATGATAAATTTGTAAATGAACAACCAGAAAAAATAGAAATTGTTAATAACTATAAAAGATATTATTGGATATGAACGACATAACGATTGTAACTGCCTTCTTTGATATTGGTCGTGGTGAATGGACACCAGATAAGGGTTTGCCACACTATTTGCACCGAACAAATCAAACATACCTACAACGATTCGGCCACATGGCTAAATTAGAAAACCCAATGGTGGTTTTCACATCGAAAGAATTCGTAAACGATATTAAATTTTTGAGGCAAGACCGAGTTACTGATATACTTACAGTTGATTTTGAAAACAATTTTCAAGAATTAAGAGAAAAGGTATCAAAGGTACAAAAAAATCCTGAATATCAAAGTAAAATTAATCCCAAAGAAGTTCGTAATCCAGAGTATTGGAATGCCGACTATGTTGTTGTTAACGCATTAAAATCTTCCTTCATTTCAAAGGCAATTGAAAACAATCTAATTACCACCGACCTTGTTGCATGGATGGATTTTGGTTATTGCCGGGAAGAATCAACACTTAATGGTGTTAAGAAATGGAAATATCCTTTTGATAAAAATAAAATACATTTCTTTAATATTAAAGAGTGGTCATCCAACACATATATTAGTGATGTTATTTTTAATAATGATGTTCATGTAACAGGCCCCTGTATCGTTGCAGGCAAAGAAATGTGGCCAACTTTAGAAAAATTAGTATATCATAGTATAAATGAATTACTCAAAAATGATTTGGTTGATGATGACCAAACATTATTATTAATGTCTTATCTACAAAAACCAGAATTATTTGAATTACATCCAGTTTCTAAATCGGACTGGTTTGTTGCTTTTAAGGAATTTAGTGAATGAAAATATTTGTTAGTGGTACTTCCAATTTAGGTGATTTTTTAAATGCCATGCCTGTATTATCTGGCGTAAGTAAAGATATTGGTAAATTTGATCTTATAATTAAAACTGAAATGCGTAAATTTAATGGGATCAAAGAGTTTTTATTATATCAAGATTTATTTACTGATGTTTCTTTTGATGATGAAATATTTGTATATGGTGATGTTATTAATTTAAGCTCTTGGCCGTCAAGAGAAGATAAGGAAGATATTAATCGTCCAATCGAAACATGCAGATATGAAAATTGGTTAAATGACCGATATAGAATGTTATTTGAAGTTGATGATGATTTTATAGTAAAAACACCAGAATATGATATTACTGTGAAAGACACTTATTATGTTGGTGATAGATGGGCTGTGGGTAATATTGATGATCGTAGAGAAACCCACGTACTATCACATTTAAAAGATTGTGAATTCATCGATTTCAATCGGCCAATGTTAGAGAATGCTTATATCATTAAGAATTTAAAGAAACCATTTATTACAAACTTTACTGGCGTTGGCATGTTAGCTGACTTATGTAATGTTCCTTTATATTGTGTGTGGAAAGCAGAAGATTGGAAACCAGAATTTCGTAGAGGTGATGATGTATCTTGGGACGATGGTAAAAACAGCAGTAAAGTATTTGAAAAACACTTTTATCTTAATCGCAAAGCAAAATTAGTTCACGCAAAAGATTTAGAAAGTTTATTATGATTATCAATATTGAACCAGGTACTTTTGGTACAGTTCGTAATGGTGACCTCATCGGCGTTGCTAATGTGTTAGAACACATACGAAAAGCTAAAAACAATCCACTAATTCAATTTCATTTAAAACCAGGTAATGTTAGCTCTGACACACATTGTCAAACATTCTATGAGATAATGTTGAAGATGACTAACTATTTTTCAATGGAAGAAGGTACAGAAACATTATCTTGGAGAAAAGTTAATATTTGGGATTTTAGAGATGTATCTGGTGATTTGGTGAAAATACCAAATGATGCACCGATGGAAAAGAAAATTACAATTTTTCCACTCTTTGATGCACCATATAATCAATGGCGTAATTGGCCTGAGAATGTATATAAACAAATTATTGAAAAATTTTCTACGGAAGAATATAAAGATTACGAAAAAATAATTTGCAAAAAAGGTGAACCCACAGAGAGATGTTCATTTGAAGGTTGGCGATATTCCACCAACTTTGTACAAAATTATTACCATATTACCACAACTGAAATCTTTGTGGGTGGTGATACGGGTTCAAGCCATTTCGCTTGGGCTCTTGACAGAGGTCCAAAAGAACTGTTATATTATGGATCGAGTCGAGGTCTGATTCACACTTTACCATTTTATCTATTAGAAGGCAAAGGTAAAATGACCACATATTGGTTAGATTTTGAGGGAACAAAATGGCAATAAAAAAAGTTTTTATTACCGGCGTGGCCGGTTTTTTAGGATCACATTTGGCTGATGCGTTTTTATCCAAAGGATATCAAGTTGCAGGTATTGATAATTTATTGGGTGGATATCGAGATAATGTTCCGAATGAAGTTGAATTCTATCAGGAAGATTTGATAGATTTCAATAAATTAAAAAATATGATGGCCGGATGTGATGTTGTATATCACACAGCATGCACAGCATACGAAGGCCTTTCTGTTTTTTCTCCATCACTAATTGTTCAGAACACAACACAAATTGCTGTAAATGCCATGACTGCGGCTATTCAAGCTGGAGTTCCTAAATTTGTTCATTGTTCTTCAATGGCCAGATATGGAACACAAGATAGAGTTCCTTTTACCGAAGATATGACTTGCAAACCACAAGACCCATATGGCATTGCAAAGTATGGTACGGAATTACTACTACAAAATCTTGCTGAGATACACGGTATCGAACTGGTCATTGCTATTCCACATAATATTATTGGTCCTCGCCAGAAATATGACGATCCTTTTAGAAATGTGGCAAGTATTATGATTAATTTGATGTTACAAGGACGTCAACCCATCATCTATGCAGATGGTTCACAAACCAGATGTTTTTCCGATATATCGGATGATGTTGATTGCCTTGTTGAATTCGCTGAGAATCCTAAAGCGGTTGGAGAAATATTCAATATTGGACCTGATGAAAATCCGGTAACCATTTTAGAGTTGGCTCAAGTTGTTGCCAAGCTGTTGAATTTTGAACTGAATCCAGTATTCATGCCAGGTCGACCACAAGAAGTAAAACACGCCAATTGCTCAGCCGATAAAATCAGATATTTCTTTGGTTATAAAACAAAAATCACATTGGAACAATCACTACAAAAACAAATTGATTATATAAAATCAAGAGGAACAAGACCTTTTGAGTATCACCTACCACTGGAAATTATCTCGGAGAAAACTCCTAAAACTTGGACACAAAAATTGTTTTAAATCCAACAATCCGACAGCGTATATATCGAATCGAACATCCTTAAAGTTTGACCGCCAGGATTTAAATGTTGTATAAATAAGCAAACCGGCAACCATAGTGTGTTGCAAATCTAGAAAGAAAACCAATGTTATCATTTAAATCATTCTTAACTGAAGAAACCTCCGAAGGATCGGAACTTAAACATATACACCATGCCGAAGATAGGCCATTGATGCACGGCCATGCAGGTTTTGAACATGCACATGCGGCTTTAATGACCGCTCATGCTCATATGACCGGAGGCCACAAAAACACCAACCTAACAATGAAATATGATGGTTCACCATCTATTGTTTTTGGCCACCATCCTAAGAATGGTAAATTCTTTGTTGCAACCAAATCTGCGTTCAATAAAACTCCAAAGATTAACCATACAGAAAAAGACATTGATAAAAATCATGGCCACGCTCCAGGTTTAGCAAAAACACTCAAACACGCTTTGAAACATTTACCTAAAGTAACACCTAAACATGGTGTATACCAAGGTGATTTGATGCACCACGCCGACACAAAGACATTACATGAAGGTTACATTGTTGAAGCCAAAGGTGATGTTTCTTTTACTCCAAATACAATCACTTATACCGCCAAAGGTAAAGAAGCCGCCAAGATTAAAAAGTCTAAAGTTGGTGTTGTTGTTCACCACCAATATAGTGATGACATGAAACACGCTTCACCTCACGTTGATACAAGCAAATTCAAAGAACATCCAGATGTACACATTCATGGTGCTGAACATGATACAAGTAAAGTTAAACATTCAGCTGAGAATGAGAAACACTTTCAAAAACATATGGCAGCTGCCAAAGAAATCCACGACACACATGGCCACAAGATGTATGATTCTATACACAAAAAGCATAGCGGAGAATCTGGCCACCTATCGACATACATAAACAAGACAGTACGGCACGATGAAGTACCAAGTGTTAAAGGATTCAAAGAACATCTGCATGACACTCACGCAAAACAAGCCGCCAAAGTTACTACTGAAAAATCCAAATCTGAAAAGACAAAAGAGGGTGCTTCACAGATTGCTCACGTAGAAAAACATAAAGCACATTATGGAAATTTATTATCGATGCATCATCATTTACATCAAGCCAAAAATGCTTTGGTGAAATCATTAGAAACACATGAAGGTCATTATGAACACCACATTGCTGGTAAAAAATCAAAACCAGAAGGATTCGTGGTACACCATGATAGCCAACCAACCAAATTGGTTAACCGTGCAGAATTTGCTAAACAAAATTTGTTAAAAGTTCGTAAATGAAATCATTTTTAGATTTAGTCCAAGAATCTGAATCATCACAAAAACATCATGTGATGACCTTTGGTCGCATGAACCCTCCTACAACAGGTCATCTTAAACTTATCCATAAAGTTAAAGATGTTGCTGACAAACAAAATGCTGGACACACCGTTATAGTTTCTCATTCACAAGATTCCAAAAAGAATCCACTATCAGGTGAACAAAAATTAAAACACCTAAAGCGTTATGCTCCAGACACCAATCTTAAAGCTTCTTCAAAAGAACACCCTTCTATTTTTCATCATGCATCCGACTTACACAAGAAAGGTGTAACACATCTTCATGTTGTAGTTGGTTCGGACCGAGTAAAAGAATTTAAAGATTCTCTACACAAGTATAATGGTGTAAAAGGTAAACACGGTCATTACGATTTTAAAAAGATTACAGTACATTCTGCCGGCCATCGTGATCCTGATGCCGAGGGTTCCACCGGAATGTCAGGCACCAAAATGAGAGAACATGCCAAAAATAAAAACCTTGGAGAATTTAGAAAAGGTGTTCCTGATCATGTGTCAGATAAACATGCTAAAGAACTCATGCATGACACTCGTAAGGGTATGGGTTTACATGAAGCACATAATCATGGCCAATTTAAAGCCATTTTTGTAACTGGCGGTCCAGGTTCTGGTAAAGATATTGTAATTCGTGAAGCTATTGCAGAGTCCAAAATCGTAGAGTTGAATTTTGTTCAAGCTAGAGATTACTTGAGTGATAAACAAAAACTATCAGAAAAATCAAGTGATTTCCGTAGAGAAGCTATTCGTAGAAGGGGTCCATTAATTATTAACGGACCAGCTGATGATGTTGAGAAAATGTCATATATAAAAGAGGAATTGGAAGAATTGGGGTATGACACAATGATGATTTTTGTCAATACCACAAATGAAGTTAGTAAAGAGAGAAACTCAGCATTGTCCAGAATGATGGTGGAGTCTGTACGGTATGACAAATGGATGAAATGTCAAGAAAATACTAAATATTTCAGAGAATCGTTTGTTGATTTTATTGGTTTTGATAATACCGGTGATATAGATACCAAAGAAGAGGATATTACAGAGGTATATCAATTTACTAAACAATTCTTAGATGCTGGCAATATTAGTGATATCGCTAGTGATTGGAAAAATAGAAATATTTCATTATTTAAGGAAGAAAAAAATGTTAAAAGCACTAATCGATTTTATAAAATTAAAACCACGCCAGAACTCCGAGCAAGCGGACTCGACAGTATCCCAGCCGACAATCGAGCCAGCGAACCCAACGCAGACGACATCAAGTGGAACGCAAACAGAAGAGGTGGCAGCTACAACTTCCGTACCTACACCGAAGCCCAAAAGCCCGTCCTCAAAATCTCACCAGTCCCAAAAGAAACCAACTTCTCCAAGGACAAAGAAAAAGTAAACAAAAAACGGTTTACCGACATACAGTCGGTAAGCCAAAGAATTAGAAATGTGACCGGAATAGGTCCAGAATACGATACACGCCAGCAGGGAACAGTATATCCTATGTCAGGTCTTGGCGATGTAACATATAGAGAACAAAAACAATTTAGTAAGTTTAGAAAAGTATTAGAAGCAATAGATGACCCTGGTGCCAACGATATGGGTGTTGGTGGTACACTTGGTGGTGCTTCAAATAAAGAGCCTATGGTTACTCCATCCGATAACCAATCTCAAACAATTACAATTAAGAAGAAGAAAAACAACGGAGAAAAAAATGTTTACAAAAAATAATGTAAGCCAATCTTTAGTGGATGCAGTTAAAAATATTATTGATGAAGCTGGTCCAATTAAAGAACCTACCGCCACAGGCGTGAAGGTGTATGGTCGTAGTTATGGCAATTCTGCAAAAGCTAAACAAGACCAAACAAAATCTTCCGTTGATGATCTCAAAGGTCCTAAAGCAAAAGAGTTGTTGCAGAAAGATAAAGAAGATCACATGAAAACAAAAGGTAGGTATGATGAAGAATTAAAAGGTGACCAGCACAAAATTGATGCCAATAAAAATAAAAAAATTGATGCACATGATTTCGCTATTCTCCGTGGTAAAAAGAAAGTTGCAGAAGAACTCAAGGGTGACCAACACAAGATTGATGCAAATAAAAATAATAAAGTTGACGCACACGATTTTGCTATTCTCCGTGGCAAAAAGAAAGTCAAAGAGGATATGCATTTTGCAAAGAAGTTAATTGAAGGTATCAAACGTTCTGATGTTCCAGCTTATGTTCGTAAAGCTCGTGGTGATGCACCGTTAACACCGGCTGAAGTAAAATCTGGTTCAAAAGATTCTATCTCTGATCCAAAGAATCTTGCTAAAGCTCGTAACGAAGAAGTAGAATCATTGGATGAAAAAAATGTGCCAACAAGTCCAGAGAAGTGGGCTCAAGCAAAGGCACAAGCTAAAGCTAAATTTGATGTATATCCTTCCGCATATGCAAATGGTTGGGCTTCAAAGAAATACAAATCAATGGGTGGTGGTTGGAAAACTGCAAATGAAGAAGTTGAAGAATTGGATGAATTAGATGAAAAGAAAATGACTGATGACGACATGAAAGAAAGAGAACGTATCGTCAAAGGCATGAAAAAAGGTTTGGCAGGTTTCAAATCACGTTATGGTGCTCGTGCCAAAGATGTAATGTATGCAACCGCTACAAAACAAGCAATGAAAGAAGCTGCTGAAGATTCTTCTGCCATAACAACCGACACATTAATTGGTCGTATGCCTGGTGGTAAATCAAATGATTTTAAATCTTATAAAATAAGAGTTAGGCCTTTGGATAAAGAAGGTGAACATCAACCAAAAGATGCCACACCTATAGCAATACAACCAGATGATACACCAGCAAGAAAATCACATGAAAGCAAGCAATCACTCAAACTTAAAGAAGGTAAACGTCCAGAAACGGATGATGCACCTCCATTTGAGGGACCTTACACAAAGATTCCAAGTAATGTCAAGGATAAATCTGGTGCAATTCATACACCAATGTCCAGAGCAAGAAATTTGGCCCAAGCTGCAATGAAAAAACTTAAAACGGAAATGATGGGCAAACTAGGAACATCCGAGAGCAAAAAATGATAGAAAATAATAAAATCAACGAAGCCAGCGAACAACAGCTTCTAAGTGTATATTTAAATTCTAGAGGAATTAATCCTAAATTTGTTACAACGGATACGAAAATTTCTCATGCAAAATCTGCTGAATTTGCAAAATGGAAAGTAGACCACCAAAATGATAAGCAATTTACTGAAGAAGAAATTAAAGAAAATGATACTTCTGAAAAAGAAGAAATGGTGCAGGCACAATTACATTTTATCAAATATGCATGTGAAGAAATTTTAGATTACATTGATAAAGGTGGAGAAGTAGAAGAATGGTATCAAGTTAAAATTGCTAAATCGTTTAGTGAATTTGAAAGTTTACATTCTTTTATGGAAGGTGAAGCTCGCCGCTTAGGTTTAAAAGAAGAATCGGAACAAATCGATGAGTTGGCACCAGAAACATTGGCATCTTATGTTCTTAAAACAACCAGTAAAGACCCAAAGCGTGCTGAACCTCGCAAAAAGGCAATGAGCAAGTTAGCTAAAATTATGGCTAAACGGTCATTTTCTGAAGAAAAAAAAACAAAAATGACAGCGTTAGATAAGTTTCGTGCATCTGCAGCAGAACGTGCAAAGAAGCATGATGATGCTGAAAAAGAAATGAAAGCTCGCCATGCCGCTGGTAAAGAAGATATGAAAGGTTCTATTGACCGTTTAGAAAAACAATTGAATAAAGAAGAAACAGAACAGATTGATGAACTCAAAAAGTCTACAGTATTCTCTTGGTTAAAACAACAACCAGTTGTACCTGAGAAAAAACCAGGTATGAGTAGAAAAGATCACAATAAAAAAATTAAATCTCACAGCAAAAGTTGGAATAGAGCTTTAGACCGTTTAGCTGGTTATAAGCCAACATCTGAAGAAACTGAAGATGTGTCGGAAGTTTTTTCCACAGGAGTTCAAGGTCATGTATCTCAAGCTGCTTTAGATTCAATCAAAAATAAAAGAAATGTTAAAGTAAATTTGGGCACACCAAGTTATAGTCCTAAACCAAAAACTCTGGCCAAGAAACCTTCTAAAAAGGCTTCATTTATATCCAAACTGCTTAATAAAGAAGATACTTGGCAAGATTCATATGCTGCCACACAAACAACTGGTATGGAAATTGTTGATTTGCCAGCCGATGAGAAATACAATAAAAGAAAAGAAATGTCTAAATCAGCTCGTATGATTAAGTCATTATATAAAAATAAAGGCGTAAAAGAAGGTGTTGATGGTCAATCTGGTGGTGGTATCATGTATGACAAAGAAAAAACAGATAAACTCGAAACACCCTATGGTAAAAAACCATCGATGACAAGAGCTGATAAAAAGATGGCCACAGGTGACAAAGAACCACAAGCCGCAGCAGTTTTAACTGGAGGTAAGACTTTAACTGGTCAGGACAGAGATACTCTGGAAATTGATCCTTTGATGAGAAAACCTGGTCCATTAGACCAAAACAAAAAAACGTAAGAGATAAATAACTAACAACCTTCAATTTAAGGAGAAGAAGATGTCCTCATGGGGAAATAACGATAACGCAGCCAATGCACCATATTGGGCTGTAAATTCAACGATTGTGAATGCCGCAGGTGTAAAAAGTATTAATGCAGCTCCAACAGCAGCCAATGTGGCTTTACTGTATGGTAACACTACACCAGATGTTTATACTGTTGGTGAAACAATTGGTCTTTTTGCTGTTGATGCTAACGAAGCCGCAGTTGGCGGAAAAAATTCTGGTTGGGTTTTAAGAACAACTGGATCCGGCGGTCGTGCAAACCGTGTGCAAGAAGAAGTTTTGGTATCTATCTCAAACTTCAATGGCGACAATGAAGATACAACATATCAAGATGCCATCATCACGATTGGTACCAATCCTTCTGCAAACCTTGTTCAATATGGTGGTGGAAGAGTAGCATCGTTTACAGTTGCAGCTTCGATTACATCAGGAAATACTGCAGCTCCATTAACCTTTCAATGGCAGCGTTCTGCAACACTTGGCGGTTCTTATGTCAACGTTTCGAATGGTACACCAGCAAATACAACATATTCTGGTGGAACAACCGCAACATTGACAGTTACTCCAACATTTACTGATGCTAACAGCAACTACTACCGAGTTACTGTTTCCGCAACAGGTACGGGTGCTTCAACAACATCCACACCAGTTATATTGATTGTTACTGCTTCTTAATAGTTTATATTATTGAATATGGGAGCTTCGGCTCCCATTTTTAGGATTAATAATGTTTGATAATTTGACTGATGAAAACTTTTTAATATATGCTGTAAAATATTACAATTCTCCAATGTGTATGATGTCGGAGTTTGAAAGTGATATTAAAAGGATAAAATATTTGAAGCGGTTATTTCGTAGATATAAAATTACGAAATCTGTAAAAGAAAGGCTAATATTAAATCACATTATTTTATTGAATAATGTTTTTGGACCAGAAGCCACAGCGAGAATACTATTTTATAAAATTGATCAGAGAGATTATGATGTTTTAAAAACATTTTTAATGTATTTGAATATTTTACCGGATATGATTTATGGTATTAACGGAAAAAATATACGAACCGGAGATATTCCATTAGATATCAATATTGCAGAAATATTACAAAAAATATGAAAACATTTAAACAATTCTTAGAAGAATCATCTCCGGCATGGCAAAGAGCTGCAGGTAAAGATCCAGAAGGTGGTCTGAATCGTAAAGGCATTGCTTCATATCGTAGAGAAAATCCAGGTTCTAAATTATCGATGGCTGTAACAACAAAACCATCTAAATTAAAACCAGGTTCTAAAGCAGCCAATCGTAGAAAATCATTTTGTGCAAGAATGGGTGGAATGAAAAAACGTTTAACATCCGCTAAAACAGCAAATGATCCGGATAGCCGCATCAATAAAGCTCTAAGAAAGTGGAATTGCTAATGCAAAGTTTTAAACAATATCTTGGTGAAGATTTACGCAAGTGGTTTAAGCAAAAGTGGGTTCGTATGGACACCAAAGGCAATATCAAAGGTGATTGTGCCAGAGAACCAGGCGAAGGTAAACCAAAGTGTTTGCCTCAGGCTAAAGCTCATGCAATCGGCAAAGAAGCTCGTGCAACTGCTGCTCGTAGAAAGCGTAGAGAAGATCCAAATCCGGAACGCCGTGGTGCACCAATCAATGTTCGAACAGAAGCATGCTGGACAGGATATAAAGCAGTTGGTTTGAAAAAGAAAGGCAATCGCATGGTACCTAATTGTGTACCAGAGGAAGCTGTTAATGAAGATGGAATCGCTAATGCTGTAGGCGGTGGTGCAATCGCAGGCATCGGTGTAGGTAAAGATGGTGAACCTGGTGTCAATTTAAAAAAGAAAAAAACTCCAATCATTATGTCGGTTCGGAGAAAAACACCTAAGGTTTAAAAATGTGGTTTTTGTCATTCATACCTGATTGGATTTTACAATGGGCAATACATGGTCTGGTTATACTTGGATTGTTATTGACATTTGTAGGTTCACTTGTTAAATTTATACCTGTAATTCAACCATACGCTTTGGTTGGCAGACAATTGGGTATTGTGCTATTAGTTGTAGGTGTATTCTTTGAAGGAGGATATGCCACAGAAATGTCATATCGTGCTAGAATAGCCGAAATGCAAGCAAAGATTAAAGAAGCAGAAGTTAAATCTGCCAAAGCCAATGAGAACTTGGCAGCTGAAGTTAGCAAGAATAAAGAGTTGATTAAAGAGAAGGTGAATAGGAATGCTAAAGATATTGAAGCAAAAAGGGAAGCTATTAACGCTGAGTGTAAGTTGTCTGATGATGCTTGGGTGCTCTACAACCGTGCCATTGAGCCAAAAATTTCCCGAGGCCCCTCAAGTGCTAATGGAGCCCGCTCCGGTTCTAAAGCCTCTAAGTGAGAATAAAAAAACATTAGCTGACCTCTTACAAAATGCTAATGAGAATTATGGATTGTATTATGAACTACAAGATAGATACAATGCATGGCAATTATGGTATAAACAACAGAAACAAATATTTGAAAGTGTAAAATGAAGAAACTATTACTTGTATTACTTGCCGTGCCTATGTTGGCAATGGCACAGAAAACTCCTCAA